CTACAGCATGGCTATTTCTAGGGGATTGGGGCTGGCCGTTTCCGTCCACCGCGCCTTAACGTAAGTCTCAGTAGTGGTTTTGTTGGCGTGCCCACATAACTGCTGGATGCGCTCTAGCTGCTCGCCGGCTCGCCATAGATCTGTGGCTCCCTTACCCTTCAGGTCGCGGAACCCGAATGAGGCCATATCAGCCAGGGCTGGGAATTTTTTCCTGGCCTTGTTCTGGGCGTAGGTGAGCATTGCGGTGATGCCTGAGTAAGTGTACACGCCGCCTTTACGGGTGCAAACCAGCGGCCGCTCGTCATTGGGTTTATCTCCCATGGCCGCATGCACCAGCATGCCTAGCTGGCCAGTCAGGGCGATATCCAGGCGCGCGTGGGTCTTGTTCTGGGTAAACCGCAGCACCTCACCGCCGTCCTTCTGCTGGACGTTGGCTGGCGTCCAGTACAGGATGTCGCTCTCGGGGCGTTGTAGCGTGCGGTAGGTCAGTTCCATCATGAGCTTGACCGGTGGCGGGGCACAGGCAAACACACCGCGGTATTCGGCGTGGGTGACATAGCGCTCGCGCCGGCGCTCAGAATTTTTCTTCACCCCCGACTCGCGCATGCAGGGGTTAACCCGCATGGGCACCTTGCCGGTACGGATCAGCCACGACAGGCAGGACGACAAGCACGCAATCTCTCGGTTGGATGGCACCGCGCGCCCCGCGCGCTGACCCTCGGTCAAGTAGGTCTGGATGTGGTGGGGCTCGATGGTGAAGGGCAGCAGCTTGCCGAAGAACACCTTCAGCTCCTCGACTGCTTTGGTGTAGTCGTCCAGGGTGCGCTGAGCCAGGGTCTTGGCTTTTACCCTGGCCTCGCAGTCCACGAGAAACATGCGCAGCCAGTACCCAGTCGTGCCGTACTCGCCAGTGGGGTCGTTGTAGAGCGCAGCGCGTTCCTTGGCGCGCGCCACGTCGGTGCCGACATCCTCCCACTTGCCACTGCGGTGGCGATACCAGAACTTGCCGTGCTGCCAGGCTAGGCGCGTGCCGGCCAGACCCAGCGGGTCGCCACCCTTACGCGGGCGCCCCATGGCGGTTCCATCGTGCGCGCAAACTCTCCAGGTCGCCCATCACCTCAGCAGGTGCGTCATCGCGCGGCGCACCCAGGACACGCTCGAACTCGGAGCGGGCGAGCAGCACACGCCCACTCGGCTTGCGGGCGGCGCGCATACCCAACCGTTGAGTGATGAAGCGGTATTGTGCTGCGGGCATCGTCAGGGGTTTGCAGATGTCGGCAATCTCGGGCTCGGTCAGGTAGAGTCGGGGAGGCTCAATATTACTCATCGTGGAGGCTCCAATAAAAAAGCGACCCGAAGGTCGCTAGGTGGTTGTGTGCGGCACATCTCTATATCTCCACGACTTTGTACACGGGATCACCGCACTTGACTGCTATCCCGAATACTTTTTCCACTCGCAGTACACGCGCTGTGACGAGGCGCGGGCGGTCGCTATTCGCAATGCTGCTCAGGATGCGCTTCGCTTCGTACTCAGCATCTCTCAACGTGTTGTGCACAATAGTTGGTGCGTCGGCACCATCTACAGACACCATGTAACCTTTGTTGGGCGTAGCGGACTGCTGGAACATATTGCGCAGTCCCGCTGCCTCGATGACGTAGTCCGCCCCGTACAGCTCCTTGGCAATCCTGATGACCTCGGATACCTGGGACGATGACATCGTATGGCGCAGCTTCACGCCTACAGCGGCGGATGAGTAGCCGTCTTCTATCTTGGTGTTCATAATTTCAAGCATGGTTGTTTCCTTGTCTGGTGGGGGGAATCCCGTGGATTTAAAGACCTGCTGGCCATCCTTAGTGGTTAACACGGTAGGTCACCTGGCCAGATGCGCGGCGTATTCGATCAGGTACACCTTGGGTGCCAGCCAGATCTGCAGCCACTCCAGATTTGTAAAGAGGATGGGTATGGAGATGATTCCGCCGATAGTCGACACAAACACAACCACCATATACGCCGGGGGGTGCTCGCGGTCGTTCCAATACTCCTTGTTTTTGTATATAAGGATATCGAGCACGACGGTGACGATGAACACAACCAGACCTACGGCAAACGCCAGCCCCGATATGGTGGCTTTCCATATCAGCAACTGGTGGATGACATCGGGCAACTGAGCAGATAGAAACTGCTGGCCCGCGTCTAGGCCGGAGATGGTCTTGTTGAGCAGCGCTGCGAGCGCCTGTTGGAGTTGGTCGTTCATGGTTAGATCCTCAAAAGAAAAACGCCGGCATGTGCCGGCGCTGGGGTGGAAAAAGTCAGGTCTTTAAGCGGGCTCATAGCTTGCCGCGAAAACATCGGCCTTGCAGGGATAGAACTCGCCAGTCACGCCTTTTATGATCCAGTCGCCGGGGCTAGCAATCATGTCGCCTTCGAGTGTCGGGATCACCAGTGTCTCGTCGCGGTCGCTCTCGAAGTCAGTAAAACCAACCTCGTCGCACCAGTCGTGAAAAGATTGCGGCACGTCAACGCCAGCGGGTGGAAGCTGGTAGGCTTCGACGACCACGGGTTTCTTGCGGAATTTCATGATTGATCCTCCTTGGCTGCCTTACGATCCATCCGCTCAATCTCGGCCAGGATGAGTGCACCGGCCTTCACAAGGTCGCGCCGGGACGTTGACGGTTTCCACCATTCAACTGCCCAAGGCCATGGGACTGGCGGCACGCCGAACGTGGTGTGGCCACGCATGGTATAGGTGGCGTTGTGGGCATAGGCTTGGGCAGCGTTGGCCAAGACACCGCCAAACCATGTGTCATCCTTCTCGGGCGTGAAGCCCTCGACTGAAACTTGCCGCCGCCGTTCGACCAGGACATCCCGCGCCGCAGGCGTCATGGCTGCTCGTTCCTCGGCGTCGATCATGCCGCGCAGCACACCCCACTCCTGCTCCAGCTGCCTGCAAAGTTCGCGGTTGTAGCTGTCGGGCTGTCCAGTAGCGGTAGTGTCGGAGCGACCCACAAAAAGCATGGTGCCGTCCGGCAAATCGGCCATGCGACCCGCCTCTGTCCAGACTAGGCTTCCGATGGAACCGCCTTTTCGGCTGACGGTTGCGGCCGGTACGCGAGCAGTCGTTGGCTGTGCGGCAATGGGGGCGGCATAGATAGCCTCGCCACCTTTCCAGTGTTTGCCATGCTCGTCATAAGCCGTCTCCAATGTCGCATATGGATGCCCGTGCGCACCGTTACGGATTACCCCAATCTTGCGGGGCGCCGCACTCGCGGCAGGCTGCACCGGGAACGGTTCTGCCTCCGACCAACTCGCCATCTTCGTCCAGCCTTCTACAGCCTGCTCGTCCATCGCGCGCCTGTCTTCGTCCGATAAGTTGTCGCTGCCGACGTTATGGCGCACCGAGCCATCGGGGAGTGTGATGTCGCGCACTGTGCGCAGGTCGTAGACAAGCGGCAGGTACATGGAGCGCCACGCGGGGTCTAGCTGCTCGTGGGTCAGGATGTCGTCCGGCTTATCTTTGTTCTGCCAGGCCACAATTGGCTGCGCGGCAGTGTGGGCATCAAGCTTCGCCACACAGAAGTCGATGGCGTTGATCGCCTGCTGGTGCCCCTGCGCATTGAGCGCTACTTCCTCAGCGCGACGTTTAGCAATATCGACCAATGGCTCCGCATTTGGGGTAGGCAGTGCGCCACGGCCACGCCTAACCCATCCTTGCCTAAAGCCAGAAAAGTACACACGTTTCTGTTCGTCATCCAGGTCGCTCACGCATTCTTGCGAGATGGCGCTATCGAGATCGGCGGGCTGTACCGCAACGGGTGTCGCGTAGAGCGGGGTAGGCGGACTATGGCCATCAACTGATGCATGCGCTACTAGCACGGGCTTGGTGATGCACTCCAATATGTGCGCACACTCCACCGTACTGGCGCTTTCCAAGTCGGGGCGGACAATCCCCAGTATCTGACCAGTATTGATGATTGCCAGCATCAGCTCCACACGGTCGCGGTACGCTCTCACTGCGGGTTCGCTATTAATCCCACGCCTGTTCCACCTGGCTGCAGCTTTCTCGGCCGTGCTGCCGTGGACAGAAGGGTGCACGTTGCATCCCTCGTTGGCGCAGAGAACCACTTCCTCACCGTGGTGTATATGGACGTGCTCGGCCTCGTGCCCACAAAACGGGCAGGGTAGTAGCTTCGGGTCGTCACTCATGGTTCTTCTCCTGGGCATCGTTGACTACTGCTCGGATCTGCTCTATCAGAGTCTCCAGTTGGGGCGACTGCCAACCCTCACCAAACGGGCCTATATCCTCAAGCCCCACCAGAAACTCGTTTGCCTTCCTGAGCAGGTCTGTGAGCGCGCCGCGGCGGTAGGCTGCTTGTAGCTCCCGCACCTTCACCCACTCTGCGTCCAGCTGGGCACGCTCTTTTAGGCGGCGCCGCTTCCGGTCAAGTTCGACGGCAGCGCGGCCATAATCTTGCATCCTGGTATCCAGGTACACATCGTCATCCCTCTCAACGCCGAACTCGTCGTTCGGAATCCTGTAGCCGGACATCCACTTGGGCAGCGACGGCAGCTCAATGGCGTCACTCATGGCCTTTCCCCTTGAGCGTCGCGGCACATTGGGCGCATAGCCCCGCCGGCATGCCGGTTACCGCGCACGCAGCCAGAACGGGATCGGCACCCGCCTTCACCATCTCCGCGATCTTGTCGGTGGTGTGGTTCGTCGTGATGGCGATGTACGTGGCGATGACAACTCCCAACACTGCGGCGATGGCCCAGAACCCGAGCCAGAATTTGTTATCTTCCATGTGAATCTCCTAGTTAACCTGGGTTAATCCAGGCAATAAAAAAGCGACCGTGTGGTCGCTGCTGTTAAAGACCTCGCCTTGCCTTACCTCGCCTCGCCTCGCCATGCCTTGCAGCGCGTGGCCACGCCCTGCCCCGCCACACCGCGGTAAAAAATCACTCCCAACGGTCAATCACAAACTTCCCGAACACGCCACGGAATGTGCCAAGCCCAATAGCCATGCCGCCTTCGGCAAGCAGATTCTTAATCTCCTGCTCCTTGACTTCCTTGTTCGGATAGATGGTCAGGTCGAACTCCATAGACCACGGCAACGGCAGCACTGGGCGTTCCTTCGGGTTCGGTATGCCCTTGTCCAGACGAGCAACAGCGCGGTGCAGATATATGCCACTCTGCTCGTCGACCCGATCCGTGAACGTGCCCACCTCGATGGATTGCCCGTCACGTTTAATCAGAATCGACTCCGCGTTGCCGTCGGCGTCCGCGACGCTGACGAACGACAGGATCGCGTTGCATATCGACTTGTATATTCTCTTGTCCCTCAACCGCTTCGGTGCTGAATTCGTGTTGTGGGCGGTAAAGAACGAAACCAGGTTCAGTGTCGGCAGGCACAGGTTTGATGTGCCGCTGCGCAGATATATCTTTTGGTGCCATTCCAATCTCGTTTGGTTATCCCCGGCGTACCGGTCGAACATGATGGGCGTGACACCGCGAATAGCGACATGCCGCACCACAGTGTTGAGCCTCGTGTCGGATACTGATGAAGTTGTCATGATTTCCTCGTGTAAAAAACCTTGCCTTGCCTTGCCCCGCCATACCGCGCCTAGCCACGCCGCGCCCAGCCCGGCAGCGCTCCGCCACTAGAAAAATGGCTAGTCTCCGTCGCGGCTTTGTCTAAAAACCTTGCCTTGCCCTGCCATACCGCGCCCAGCCTCGCCACACCGCGCCCAGCCCAGCCCAACCTTGCCTCGCCCCGCCGCGGGCATTCATGCAGTCTGGTTAACCTGGGTTAATCAATGGCCTTGCCGATGGCCGCGGCCTCGGGCAGGGTGTAGGCGTAGTCCAGTAGCAGGTGAAACAGGTCACCCGCGTGGCCGTCACCCGCAAAGCTCAAGTGGCTGAATGCGTACAGGCACGCCACGATGCCCAGCGCCTCCGGCGACAGGTACGCATCGGCGTCGTTCATCCCGTTCTTGAAGTGATAGCCGTCCTTGGGGCCGCCCGAAGGGGCCATGAACATGCCACCGTTGGACAGCTCGTAGAACTCCCAGTAGCCACCGGTGTAGTCCGAGTACCGGCTGGCGGTGTCGAACACCATGGCCTCAAATCGCAGCATGTTCTTGCCGAGATGCTTGGGTAGGAACCGCTCGCGCTGGGCCTCGGGCACCAGGGTCTTGGTAACTTCAGTCGTGGTTGTCATATCAATCCTTCTTTTTTCGCCCGTCGGTATCGATAGGCATGGTTCACGACTGCTCCACACGTCAGCCCCAGCTCGCCCGCAATGGCTGCGGTATCCATTCCACGTTTGCGCATGGCCAGCACGAGCGGGCCAAGCTTGCGGGTCATGGGGCCGCAGACGACCTTGCGCTTGCGGGGTGGGGAGAGGGCAGCATTGCGCTGGGCCTGTAGCATCTGGCCCACAATGTGCGCAATGGGTGAGGTGGCAGTCATGATGATCTCTAGTAAAATGGCAGCTGCGGCTGCCTGTTTGGTTACGTGGTGGTTTCCTTTCCGGAGTTGCAACCGGGTAGGGGGTTAAACCCCTACCCACCCAATGCCGTGTAGATCACGGCGGCCAGCGCACCGATGAGCACCGCCAGGCACACGAGATCTATCCACTGGCCCCGCGTCATTTCGCGCCTTCCAGCTCGATGCGCACACTGACCCCACCCAACGACAGCACGATGGCCTTGGCTTGCCCTGCGTCAGGCGTCGAGGTGGCATAGCCCTGGCTCGTGGTCGCCACCGAGGGCAATGCAGCGGGTGTGCTCTGATGCCTAACCTTGGCTTTGCGGCGCGGCACGTTCGGTTTCGTCGTAGGCGTGGGCCTTATGCGCGTCGGGTCGTAATATTCCCAGAGGGCGTTACCCTTTCCATGGGTGCGCCGGCGCATGATCGGGAAAGGCGTAACCCGCATGCTTGCCAGGTGAGACAGGGCGTTGGAAATGTGGATAGCGGTAAACCCCAGTCCCTTCGCGGCATCGGTAGCCGCTATATCATTCGCAGTCAGTGGCTCGGACGCCGTGACAAGCACGTCACGCACCAGCTCCCGAACGAGCTGGGTTTGCTCGGTTATGGCAAAGCTCATAGGTTCTCTCCTAGAATTAAGCAGCATGTGCTGCGGTGACGACCTCGAACGGAAGCTCGGGGGCGGTGTCATCGGCATCGTCGGCGCTGGGCGTATCCGTCCAGTCGCCGTACCAGCAGATAATTTCGGCAATCTTCTGGGTGCTGGCGTCACTGACCATCGACATGCGTGCCAGCGCCCCATAGTCCTTCGCAATCAGCAGCTTGACGATGGCTGCGTCGCGCCCGCCCAAGTCGGTGTCGGGGTTGACCGAGCAGACAAACGACCCGCCTTTCACCAGCGTGGAAAGCGTGAAGTTCGGTCGTTCGGCAATCAGGTCGGCCATGGTGTCGGCGTCGGCGTCGTTGACGGCCTGCCAAATGTCTTCCTCGTAGCCCGCCGCATCCTCATAGGTGGTGGCCTCGTTGCTGGGCGACCCGAGGTTTTCGAGCAACGGCGTAGCGACGCTTGACTGCGGCCCCGTATGGGTTTCGGCGGGCTTTCCCAGCGTCACCACTTTGTTCTGCTGCCGGTTATTCCACCAAGCGTTGCTGTAGCGCGTGCCGTCGTAGTCGTCGAAGTCTCGGTCGTGGCCTGCCCAGCCGTAGCCCGTGTTCTGGCCACCCCAGTAGCGAGTTGGCTTGGCGTAGCCAGGGATCAGCAGGCTTGGTTTCCAGGCGTAGGTATTGGAAAACCACAGGCCGTCGTGCTCGATACCCGCTTGCTTGTTGAGCACCACCAGCTCGCCGTGGTCGGTCATAAAAGCGAACTTGTTCGAGGATCCGATGTCGCTTTCCACCAGGGCTTGCCAGCCGACGTTACTCACGATGTGCGGGTACGCATCCAGCATGGGATGCAGGTAGTCCTGGATGTAGTGCCAGGTGTCCGACTTGGTGGAATCAGCACTGTTGCCGTGGCTGAGCACGCCGTTATGCATCATGGCGAGGCGCCCCGGCAGCACGATATAGGGGTGGCAATTCTCCAGGTCGATATGGCCGTGGGTCTTGTACCGAGCGTGCAGCGCCAGCGGCCTGTCGTCGTTGGGCAGCCGCTTGATGAAGGCGATGAACTGTTTGACCGTGCTGGGTACAACTTTTGGGGTCTTGAGGTGGTGGCGTGCCGTGGCGTACATGGCGCCAACGCCATCGCTGTTGTGGCTGTAGATATCCTCAGCCAGGCCCTCGGTCTTGAGCAGGGTATCCCTGATTTGCTTGGACGTTCCGGTTATCAAAAGGCACATGGTGGTTTCCTTTCAGTTGGTCTTGCGGTGTTGACGAACGTTGATCGCCGCGATGGGGGCGCCCTTGTACAGAACCGTGTATCGTTGAAGTTCTCCGGGCGCTGGGTGGGGCCATGCGGCGAGCACAGCCCCGTAGAGCGTGCGCAGGGTGATGCCCCAGTGGGGGATGGTGACGGTGTGGTTAACCGGGTTAACCAGCACCGGGTCGTGGTTATGCGATTTCATTCAGATCTCCGCGAACAGGCGGGCTGCTGGCGTAGTCTCGATGCGGGTCGTGTTGGCCTTGACGCCGAACCAGCGGGCCAGGTGGGGGTAGACACCGGCGTTGTCGCGCAGCCAGGCAATGAAGTGCTTGCGGCTTAGCTCACGCATGGATGTCCAGCGGCAGAACATCGCTGCGGCATGGGCGAACTCGATCTGGGCCAGCAGCCGGCGCTTATTGAGCGTGCCGCGGAAGATGCGCAGCTCCACCGTCTCGATGTACCGCCCGTCGTGGCCACCGCCGTGACCCTCGTTCAGGCCCAGGCGCCGCACCTCGGGGGGCGGCAGGTTGGACGTGTTGACCATCCGGTACCGGTTTGCACTCTTGCAGCTGACCGCCATCTTGGGGTTGGCCAGGATGAGCTGGCCGTCCTGCCGGCAGTAGGTCTGTGCGTTGGTGTTATTCGCAGGGTGGCGCCCCGCAATCTCCATAATGAGGCGGGCGTTGTCGGCCGAATTGATGAACTGGATGAACTTGCCCAGGGCGGCCTGGCTGAACCCTGCCGAGGACAGGTGTACATGCATGCCGCACCGATCCGTGTCCCACGAAATAAGCCCCGTTGGCGGGCTCCACTCTGCGAATCGCTTGGTGTGTTCTTGCAGTGAGCGTGGGGCGGTGACGATCTCGAAACCGCCGGGCGGCAGGCTGCCATCGCGCTTGAGGATGGCGTAGCCACGACACAGCGAGTCACCCACATCATGGGCGTTGGATCTGGGGTTTTCTGTAGCGACCACCTCCAGCTCGATGCCCATCAGGATGTCGCCGTAGGGAGATACCTTGACGGTGGTGTCTGGCTTTAGGTACTCCAGAACATTCGTGGTGTAGCCCAGCACAGTGCCGGCATCGGGTGGCCGGTTCTCAAGCCATCGACCCGCGTCCTCGTCGTAGTACGCCTGGTCGCGGCTGACATACCGGCTGGTGTCATCAGTCTCGACGTAGCCCTCCGCGCACTCCTGGCACACATGCCCATCTGTGGTGTAGGTCACCTCGTCGACCCACTCGACATGCCCGCAGTCGCAGAGTTCTAGTTCCTCCGGCCACAGGTTGTTCCAGGCGTTAATGGCCAGGCTCAGCGCTTGATGCAACCCTAGGTTAGAAAGGTTGTTCAGCACATCGCGGATGGTATCGTCGTCGTGGGCCGCTATAACTTGGCCGACCTCTTTGTATAGCGCCCTGTCCCTGGCGAACGACAGGCCATCCGTATACATCTGGCCTCTATACTCGGCACGTACAGGTGGCTCGCGGCGCGACAGCGCAGAGACAGGTAGGCAACGAGTAGCGTAAGACGGGTGTCGGCGCCGCAATGTCTCTATGAACTTGGTTCGCAGTACCGGGGGGACGACGCCCATATGCGTTTTTGTACGCATCCCCATCACATACTCACCCACGCCCAGGCTATCCTGGCGGCCGGCTGAGCTGATCCTGAAGCCTAACTGGCGGTCACCGCGTGCACTCAGGTGGCGCACGGCCATGCCTGAGCCATCGTTATAAGAAAACGTCGCCCGCACCCGCAGAGGTTTGTTGCCGAGATAGATTGCCGTCGGTCGCTGGCCCGCCAGGGCGCGCGCCATCCCATGAGAAAACGCACGGGGGTATGGATATGTGATGACGGTGTAGGCCGGGTCGTAGTCCTTCCACACCACGTACGCCCCACGGTTAACGACTTCATCATCGGTGAGGACGCGAAGCCCGAGCCGGGCGTACTGTTCCTCGTAATACGCCCGGTCGGTGTCTGCTTGAGTGTGACCCGCATCGACCGGTGCCTGGGCGGGCGTGGTGTGGATAGGAGATATCTCATAAGCCCAATTGGGGGTGTCGATAATCCTGGCGTTGGCAATCGAACTGTTGATAACCGTCGGCGATGCATCCGGTATTTGCTCCCGTTGCTGGGGCCGATAGATCCGTGCTATATCGTTGGCCCTAACTCGCACATCCCGCAGCGCCCGCTCAAGATCGGGCGGCAGCTCCGCGCTCATCGCTTCCAGAAAGCTGTTCGCGCCTTGCGCCGAGACGAGAGGGTGAATCTCGTCGACCGCTTCGTCGGCCATATCGTCGACATCCAAGTCATTGCTGCGTTCACTGTTCGTAGTCATGGTGGTTTCCTTTGAACAATAAAAAAGACCCCAACCGGTTTCCCGGCGGGGTCGTGAGTCGGTTAACCTGGGTTAACCGTGAGCGGTACTACAAGGCCGTTACGCAGCCTCGTACAGGCACACGCCGTCGCGGCGGCGATGGGTCAGGCGGATATCCTCGTCGGCCACCATGTCGTCGACCGCTTCGGCCACGACCTCGCTCGCCACATTGGGGAATGCCTTCTGGATAGCGGACAGCGTGCGCTTGCTGTACTCGCCGTTATGCAGGAAGCTGAGGATGTCGTCCGAGCTGATGGTGTCGCTGGCGTCCGTGGGAATGGGTTCGGCCGGAACCGGCGGCTGGGTGACCTTGGCGTGGCCGGCTGGGGTCAGGCCGTACAGCGCGGCGCGATCACCGCGGCGGCGCTTGGTAAACACATCGCCGCTGGACATGAGCCCAGACAGAGCGAGGCTCACCCTTTCGCCGGACACGTCAGTCAGCTGGGTCTCCACCCCGCTGAAAGAACGCAAGGTGTAGCGCTCATCGCTGCCCAGCGCGTTGATGACACGCTGCGAGACGCTCACATCGGGCGCCGCCGCTTCGACGGGTGTCTCGGAGGCTTGGGCATCGCCAGCGGTGTCGCCGGTAGACGGCTCGGGATCACCAGCGGCGCGCGTCGTTTCGGGATCACTCTGGCTATCCACCGCTGCTTCAGCGGCGTGGTGCAGGATGACGGCCAGGGAGTCCAGTTCCGAGGGTGCTTTGCCCAGGGACAGGAAGACGTTCAGTTCGCTGATGTTGATGATGGTCTTGCTCATGGTGGTTTCCTTAAAGACTTAAAGAGCCGCGAAATAAAAAGACCCGCACAGTGCGGCAAGCCGTGCGGGCCAGTTGAAAACGATGTGACAGCGCGCGTACTATTAACCTGGGTTAACGAGGGGAAAAATCATGGCGCGCTGGGTGGTGTGGTTGATTACCGCGTTTGCGGTGGTGATTTGGTTGGCGGCGATGTTCAAGGGCAAGGCGTTGCCAGCCGTGGAGACGTCGTGTTTCCTTGCCGGGGTTGTGTGGTTGTTCCACTCGCACAGGTTCTAGTCGCCTTCGGCCTCGAACTCGGCAATGAGGGCATCCATCCAGCGCCGCCGAGCATCTTGGGCGTTGATGCGACCCACAGGTGTGTCTAATTGGTTGCACAGCCTTGGATGATGCTTACGAAGCCAGCCCTCATATGAGGAAGTGTTCGTCCCCAGATGCCTGAATATGCGGCGCGCAATGCGGCGCTGCGCGGGGCAACCGCTGCTATAAGCGCACAGTCCCATGTCCCTGGCTGCGTTGCTAACTGCGTAGCAGATGTACCTAGTCTTCAGGCCGAGGCCCTTGCCATTCCCCAAGTATTTCTTGGCCTTGCGAAGTAGGGTAGAGGCTTTCATTTCCCGCTCCCTTGCTCGTCGCAGGTGTCACCGCCCAGCAGCTTGGCCATAGCGACAGCGTTCTTGTTATAGATATCCCCATGGATGCGCAGCCAGCGGCGCGCGGCAAGCCAGACACGGGTACGGCCGATGAGCCCGAGCTTTTCTTCGGCAGGGCAACAGATAGCCACGAACCACCAGCCATTTGCCCACCATATTGAGACACCGTGCTCGTTGTCGATGGTATAGGGTTGCGTGGTGGTACACATATTGCCCACACTCCAATCTTCCGGCTCTATACGCAACGACGCAACGATGACGCGGGCCACGGGGTTATCTATCCACCGGCGCCACCAGTTTCTGAGTGAGTTAGCCATTGCACTCTCCCGCAGGGTGAAACACCGGGGCGCTGCCGTCCTGGAACAGCTCCAGCACGCCGATGAACATAACGTCATCAAACCCGGAGCAACTGGATTGACCGCCACGCGCCGCCCGCTCGGGGTCGCCAAAAGCCACACCGACGTTGCCATTGCTCCAGACTGGGCGGAACACAGAGGGCTTGACCTCGACCAAATCTAAGCCGGTGTCAACGGCTCCACGGGTGCCAGCTGCCGTGTAGTTCCATGTTTCCTCGCCGTAGCGGCCCGTAACCAGCGCAACGACCTTGAACACCTCGTTATCACGATCCACGCACAGAATTCGCACAGGTTTACCATCACGGGTCTTGTACTTTTTTCCCATTTCGATTTTCATTCTCGAATCTCCAATAAAAAAGCCACCGCGACGGGTGGCTGTGGTTAACCTGGGTTAAGGGTTAGATGTGGTGGAACGTCTTGAACATTTCCAGGATGCGGTCAGCGCCGATAGTGTCGATGGCTGACTGGGCGTGTTCTTTAGTGTCGAAGCAGGGGGATATGCCACGGGTTTTGTTGCACACGTCCTCCCTCACGGTCACGTATATCGACGCCACGCTCTGATCGTCACCTCGCTCAACCTCAATGGTGGCCTGTATCTTGTTACTCGGTGATTCTGTGCCAGGCTGGTGGCGCAACCGCAGCATGGTGTCGATGGCCCTGGCGTATGCCGCCGCAAGCCCCTTGGTCTGGAATATGGTGCCGTGTTGATAGCGTTGTTGGTGCTCGTCGAGCGCCTCGCACGACATGCTGGCTAACTGGCCGCCGAAGTTGTTTATCTCCCAATACTTATCGCCGCTACCGGGCCTAGGTTCAGTGAGCAGCGACGGGCCAGGCTCGGGTGCCTCGATGATGGCGCGCAGTTGTTTGGCTTCACCTTCCAGGGCGGTCAGGCGGGACAGTGCTTCGATTTTGTTCATGGTTATGCCCTCTGTATGAATGGGACGATGTAGTCATAGTTGGCGGGGTTTTGCTGGTAGGCGCCCCATGCCCACGCCAAGTCCCATCGGTCGTAGGAATGCCCGCCGTCTTCGAAATACGCCCTAAGCGCAGCTTCGAACTCAGCCTTGGTGAGCCCCACCAGGGCTTTATCTGGTTCCATAGTTGCTCCAATAAAAAACCCCGCCGGAGCGGGGGTTGTTAACCTGGGTTAATCAGGCTTCGGCGATGCCGAACACCAGCTTGTCGACCACGCATGCGGCGACGAACTCCCACGAGCGCTCCAGCTCGTTGACGTGGATGACGTGCGACAGGTACATCAAGCCGCCCGCCACCGCGATGGTGAACGCCAGGCGTCGCTTCCAGCAGTGGTGGTGTGCACGAGCGCCGTTGGCCAGCTCGGCGCGCATGGCCTCCCGGATCACTAGATCCAGTTCTTGCTTTTCCATTTTGTTTCCCCTTAACGGCCGGGCACCTCGGTGCACCGGCTTGCATATCAATGCACCGTGTGGTTCTCAGCCACGTCGTCGTTGCTAGCCATACCGCTCAACACTTCCTTCAACATGCTGCCCACGATGACCTTGGCCGCTTCACCCAGGATGTGCTCGCGCAGCTCCGGATACTCGTCGATATTGAACGGTGCCATCGACTGCAATTCCTCCAGCGCGCTATCCAGTTCCTCGTCCGTCTTTGCCATGCAGATCTTGCTGGCTAGGGTCGCTGCCACCGGCCCCACAAACACAACGGGCGCGGCGAGATACTTTGTCGCCGCCAGCTCGGCCTTGCGCTCATCCGATATCGGGGCATCCTTGTGGCTGTCGGGGTTAAGGGTAGCGACCTGTGCGCCCCAGCCATTGGCAAACCGATAGATATCCACGCGCTCACCGAAGTTGTTTGTTGCTGTCTTGATGATGCTTTCCAGTTTCATGGTGTTCTCCAGGGTGGTTTCCTTTCATGCAAGCTGTCTCGGCCGCCTGCCGCGCCGTCAAAGCCCACTCCAAGAACCATCATGATGGTAACAATGGCGTGTCTCGTTAACCTGGGTTAACCAGGAATGGGCTTTGAACTTGTCAATCTCTCGCATAGGGGGCCACACTCTCAGGCCGCTTTGTTTATCCGAGCAAATCCCGCCTGCCGGTGCCCAGGCGCCGCGTAGATCATTGAATAGTCGCGTCGCCCACACCCCGTTCGGGGGAACCGCAGATACCCTCCCGTTGCTCATGCGGTCGGTGAGTGGCACTTGCCCAATATCACCTACTGGCACTCGCAGCGTGGCTACATCGCCACGCCCGGTACATTCTCTGCGTCCATAGCTGCTGCACGTAACACGCCGTCGGCTTTGGAATCACACACCCATGGTCGCAAGCCCTTGGTGCTACCCTACCCACTCGGTCGGTAATGTTGTCCCCGCCTGGCAGCTCGGCCAGGCGCGTGTATCGTGGAGCCCCAATTGCCACATCGAAGCGCGTGGCTATAAACCACGCGCCGGCAGCACCGTTTAACGATGGTAGGTCATGCTCATCACCCATCGGCATTTCGTGGCTTGTCTCGCCGCCACCGGCATCAGCGTACCGTGTCTCGCGCCGGATTAACCTGGGTTAACTCGGATGGAGCAGGGCCGTTACCAAACCCCGTCACCATACCGATATGTTACTACGTTACCATCATGATGTAAAGATGGTAACAAGGCCAACCGGGCGCGATTTCGTGGTCGTTTGGTTACTTGGTTTCACCCCAGTGTGTGCGGGCACGCGCAATGACATCAGCGGCCTGCGCATCATCCACGCCAGCGAAACCCAGCTGGGTAAGCGTGTCGGCATAGTCCTGCTCTGTGGGCCGCTCGCGCGTCAGTGCCTCGTAGTGGAGCTTCACCGCACGCTCGGCCCGATGCTCAGGGGTTTCGGATTCCTCTGGCTGCACGGTGGCGCCCGCCACCGCCATACTCTCCGGTACCTTAGCCGTGGCCGCCACCGCCTCCAGCTCGGCAGCCAGCGCACCGATCCATGGATCATTGGGTAACTGGGTAACAGGGCGCGGGGCACCCGCCGGCAAGACATCGGCCGGTAGTTCCCAGGGCGGGGCTATCCAGTCGGGCCGGTCAGTATTCGGCAATTCAACCTCATAACTTACCTCTACAACATGCGGCACGATAGCCATGGCCGCTTGCATCTGTGCCTGGGCACTCGGGTATTGCCCCGTGGCTTGCTGCAAGACGCGATCCAGCTCGGATGTAAAGCTCGCGCCCGTTTCCAGTACGGCTTTCACTTCACCCATGCGGTTCTCTGGCATGCCGTGGCGTGGGCGCCCACCACGCGGCGACGAGGGTAGCTCACGCATGCATTGCAGCAAGCCCGCAGCGCGCAGCTTGTGGCGTACCGTGGTACGAGATAAGCCAAAGGCATAGGCAATGGAATCCAGGGTGTAATGCCGCTGGCCCGCCACCGTCACAGGTACCAGCGGGACGTGCTCGCGCTCTCTGGATTCGCCAATGCGCGTACCGTCTGAATCCACATGCACGCGCAGCCGTGGCGTGTTAATCACGCGCATTACGTCACCCAGCAACGGCAAGGGAAAGCCACGGGCAGGCCGCCCCGCCGCATTGGGCAGGTTAACTTTCCACGCGACAAGATTGCCGCGCTTATAGCGCCCATTCATTGTTGACATGGGTATGCCCATGACGTGCGCCAGGGATTCCAGGGTGAAGCACTCGCCAACTACCGTGCCACCGACGTACGTTGTATAGACGCGAAGGTGCTTCCCGTTCATCTCGCGGTCACTGATTTTTGTTAATGTAGTTGCATTCAGCTCGGCTTGCTTCGCTAATTCGTCGATGTCAAAGGGCAGGGATTGTAGGGGCTCGTAATTGGTTTCCACGGCTTTTTTCCTTTTGCGTGTAACAGGATTAGTCACAATTGCCAGCCAAAAACAGGGCGCCGGGTTTGCCAGCGGCAAGTTAGTGGCCATGGAAAATAGCCTACCAGGGGCAAACATCACTGCATAGCGCGAACTTTCAAAACCCTTTAGGCGAGTAAAAAACTATCGCATATCGTTTCTGTCTTCTTTCAAAAGCCTATCCACGGGTTCTATATCTTTCAGCCGTGATTAAACAATTGGTTTTTGAAGACACCTTTATAGAGTGTGGTTTCGTGGCCAACCACACTACCATCATGGTCTTTCGCCTCTCTATACGTAACATTAATTATTAATAGAATAGAGTAGATAATAAAAAGCCCTGGAAAACCCCGCTGGCTACGCCAGCCGTGGCGCTACGCAATAAACCGGGTCTTATGGCCATGATGGCATTTTTTATCGATAACTAGGCTTTATGCGGGTTTGTGGCGATTTCAGACACCCGTTTTAATTACCTGGCGCTACAAGCGCGCCGCTTTTATTTTTGGGCAGTCTGCTGACTGTTACTTAGTTAACCCAGGTTAATGGCGACCCAGTTGTTTTAACCCTAAACCATCTCACCCCATAGCCCCGCCACCACGCACTGTAAACATATTAACAATGCGCAGCCTGTTAACCGCGTACCGAACTAAGTTAACAGGCACAAAAAACCCCGCCGTGGTGGCGGGGTGAAAGGGTTAAGCCGTGGCGGGGTTACGCGGCCTTGCGCGTGCGCCGCGTCTTGGCCGGCTCGGCCGGCTTTTGCGGCGACCCAATGACCGGCACTTGCGCGCCGAGCTTTTCGATCTCGGCTATTTGCGCAGCCTTTGCCGATGAGGATGCCCAGGACATGAACATGCCGCTATGTTCGATGGCGTAATCCACGGCCGCGCCCAGCTCTGGTGTGAATGTGCCGAATAGCCCGCGCACAAGGTCTTCAAACGTGGCGGGCTTAGGCGCGGCAGGCGTGGCCGCATCGGCGCTATCCGTGCCGTGCCGCGCCCCGCTAGACGCGCGCGTGGTGGCGCTTGGCCGGTCACGGTACATGGCCTTTAAGCCGCCTGTCTTCGCGGGCTTGTAGGCCTTTTCAATCATGTCCTTGATGACGCCGCGCAGCCGCGACAGATAGACCTTGGTCGATTCTACGGTTACGGCCGTGCTGGCGTCGCATAGCTGTTTGCACGCGCCGATGAATGCGCCAAGGTTAGTTGGTGTGGCGTACTTCGCGGCCTTGATGGCCAGCTCGCCTAGCGTGGCGTTAAGCGACTGACCAACGGTTTCGGCCTCAATGATCGCGCCGGATATTTCGTGCGCGATTTTTTCAAGCGCATCGGGAAGCGGCACGCTGGTTTCAACTGTACCGGGCCGATGTGCAACGGCGGTAACAGTACGCTTGGTAGCGGTCTTGGTAGCGGTCTTGGTAGCCATGATGAGTTCCTTTGAACGTTAACCCGGGTTAACCGGCTGACCGTCGCACCATGCGACGGCACGGCTCTATTTTCCGTTACTATCACGATGGTAACAATGGATGAGCGTGCGCTGTCGACGCCGCGCGGCGGGGCCGTGGTGGGGTGGTGTTGGCGTGGAGCCAGGCGGGCAGGGGGGTCAGGGTGACAGTGCTCAGGCGGGCAGGGGGGTCAGGGGTGTGGCCACACGGGGGTGGGGTGGTGTGTGGCCTTCACGGGGTTCCGAGATATGCGCCCCACCAAAAAACCATGTAGCGCGAAGTAGCACATACAAAACAACTTGCCGTTACTATCACGATGGTATATGCTTCGCCCATCCCTAGTAAGCCGGTGTCGCATGGTCGGCCCGTTGGCCCCAGTTGAGTCTGGGGCGTCTTTTCAACCTTAAAAATGTCTGAATGTAATCAAAAGTGGCAATCTGTAGTCCCAATAAAACCTTGAAGGGGTAGACGAGATGGACTCCGAATCACCGGCAAGAGGTAGGTACTACACAACCACAGACATTGCCGTTTGGCTTGGCAAGCACCCTGTCACCATTAGATCTTGGCGTGTGCGCAACGCGAAGGCGGGCTTCTTGAAGTACGGGCCGCCCTACGAATACCGGGATGGCAAGGTGGTGTACCCGGTACAAGCGTTCCGTGATTGGTGCGCAGGGCATGAGGTAATCGACGGGGTGGTGCATATGGCCCTCCCGCTATCCGCTGTGGATGAGCTGCAGCGGTATGCCGACGAGGTTAGCCGTGGCCGGAACGCCCAATAGCTTTGACCAAGCGCTGGATGCGGTGATGGCCCAGCCGTGGGGTGATGAGTCCCCAGTTGCCGCACCTGTCCAGCCCACGCCGCAGCTCCAGGCTCCCCGAGTCCCTGCGTTGCCTGAGCCGCAAGACGATGACATCGATGAGGATGGCGGGGAGCCTGTCGAGCGCCCGGCTCGGCGGTTGAGCATTGGCCAGCTGGCTGAGTTGGCGATGGGGCGCATGCCCCCTGGTGTAACCCCGGAGGACGCGCAGAGCGAGCTGGCGGTCATGTTGCGCGAGGTCGACCCCAAGGAGATCGAGAAGGCCATGGGGTTGCAGGCCGCCGAGCAGCAGTTGAAATCCGGGGCGTTCTATGGCGCCGTGCTGGCCGACCTCATCAAGGACATGGCCGCAGGCGGTTTGAAGCCGGAGCTGAAAATCAAGCTGGCAACACTCCTGGCCCGCGTGGGCCGAGTCGACCCCAAGGACGATGGCCCGGCCGGCATGGGCTCGGGGTTCCAGCTCATCATCAACATGGACGCCGCGGCGCGAGCGCCCGTCACCGTGGATATGGAGCCAGCATGACTGTGATCGCGTGGGACGGAGAAACCCTGGCGGCGGATAAGCGCGCGGTTGACGGGGCGGGTGCGATAGCCACCACGACGAAAATCTGGCGCTGCAAGAATGCGCTGTTGGCGGTTACCGGGTCGTGGGATGTTGGGGTGGAAATGCGCGAGTGGTGGGCTAGCGGTGCTGGCCCTGAGAAGTTCCCCGAGGTCGCTCGTAAGAACGATGCGTCGCTGATCGTTTTCTCAAGCGTTGGCATCGAAGAATACTGCGCGGCGCCGTACCCGATGCTGATCGAGGACTCCAAGTACGCTGCTGGTACTGGGCGCAAGTATGCCCTGGCGGCCATGGCTTGCGGCAAGTCGGCAATGGAGGCTGTGGAAATCGCGTGCCGCTTCCAGTCCGACTGTGGCAATGGCGTGGATGTGCTGCGCCTGCACCCCGTCGAGATAGTTCGCGCGAAGCACGACCTCGACACCCTTCTGAGGAAATAACCATGGATCAACAAGTTACTCGTGAACCCACATTCGGTGAACGTGCCGTTGGCCTGACCTTCAACCCTGGCGGCAGCGCGTCGGTGCACCTGCTCAAGTCACGCGCCGCGGCGTTTATCGACGAGGCCAACAAGTTGCGCCATGAGACGGATGACCCCGAGGTGGCGCGCATGTGCAACATCGCCATCACCGAGGCACAGAGTGCGCAAATGTGGGCCGTCAAGGCTGCGACGTGGCGCGGTTAGGTGCGGTGCAGAAAAAAGCCCCAGGGGTTACCCAGGGCAAGCGGAAGTACTGCGAGGGCATCCTAGCATGCACCCATCGGCTGTTCACCTGGCAATACTGACAGGGTGGTGATGTCGGGAACCATCGTCACCAACTACACCGCGCCGCCCACCATTGCGCGGTTCATGGCCAGCGACGCGCCGGTGCGCCTGTTGTTGGGGCCGATTGGTTCGGGCAAGTCCACGGGCAACATCATCGAGATCGCGCGCCGTGCGCGCCAGCAGTCGCCTGGCCGAGACGGCATCCGACGCACCCGCTGGGCCATCGTGCGCTCCACCAAGCAGCAGTTGAAGGACACGACGCTAAAGTCCTGGTTGGAGTGGTTCCCCGACGGTGTGGCGGGGCGCTGGCACGAGAGCAACATGACCTACACGCTGCGCTTTGGCGACGTGGTGGCCGAGGTCATGTTCCGTGCCCTGGATGACCCCGAGGACGTGCGCCGGTTGCTGTCGTTGGAGTTGACCGGTGCGTTCGTCAACGAGGCCCGCGAGACACCGCTGGAGATCATCACCGCATTGCGCTCGCGCGTGGGTCGCTACCCGAGCAAGAAAGAGGGTGGGCCGACGTGGTACGGGCTCATCATGGATACCAATCCGCCCTCGACGGATCATTGGGTCTATGAAAAGTTCGAGCAGGAAAAGCCGGCCGGCTGGGAAATCTTCAAGCAGCCTGGCAGCCTGGATCCTGCCGCCGAGAACCTGGAAAATCTGCCGGCGACGTATTACCAAGACCTCATGGAGGGCGCCGATGAGGACTGGATCAACGTTCATGTGCACGCAAAGTATGGGCGTTCCAAGGCAGGGCTGCCGGTCTACGAGAAAACGTTCGTGCCGGATTTCCACACGCGCGATGAGTTGAACGTGGTGGGTGGCACGCCTGTCATCATCGGCATGGACTTTGGGCGCACGCCGGCTGCGGCGCTCTACCAGCGCGATGCGCGCGGGCGCGTGCTGCTGCAGGATGAGCTGGTGAGCGAGAACATGGGCCTGGAGCGCTTCATCGACCTCAAGGTGAGGCCACTGCTGGCTGACCGCTACCCAGGGTTTCGTGTGGCCATCGCGGGTGATCCAGCTGGCTGGGCAAAAAGCCAGATCAACGAGCAGAGCTGCGCGGACATCATCAAGGCAATGGGGTATGTCGCAGTGCGCCCACCGACCAACGACATCGCACCACGCCTTGGTGCGGTGGAAAAATTGCTGGCTCAGCAGATCGACGGCGAGGCCATGTTCCTCATCAACAAGTCGCGCTGCCCCACCATCGTGGCGGGGTTCGAGCATGGCTATCGGTACAAGCGCAAGCGCGATGGCCAGTACGAGGAAACCCCCGAGAAGAATCGGTTCAGTCATCCGCACGACGCCGTGCAGTACGGCGCGTTGGTGGTCGACGCCGCCGGTGACCTGGCTAAAGGGTTGGGTGCGGTGCGCGTGGTGCAGCAGGTTGACATGCGTGGTTGGGTTTAAGTTACCATCAAGATGGTAAAATTGTCTGAATGTGTTGCCTACGGCTGCGGCCGGGGGGATTAGCTATGGACAGTAGCCGTGGATTGCTGCGGGTCGTATCGAACGACGAGTTGACGCGCCGAGAGCAGGCTGCTGCCCAGGCGCAGCGCGATAGTGAGCGCGATAAACAGGAAGTCCTGACGGGCCTGGCGGGCTACATCATGCCACTGTGGGAAGACGCCAAGCGGGCAAAAGAGGAAATTCGGCCTCGACTACTGGCGAGCTTGCGCCAGCGCCGCGGCGAGTATGAGCCCGACAAACTGTCGCAGATCAAGCAGGTGGGCGGCTCGCAGATCTTCATGATGATCTCGTCGGTGAAGTGCCGCGCCGCGGCGTCCTGGTTGCGCGACGCGCTCCTGGGGCAGGGTAGTGACAAGCCGTGGACGGTATCGCCCACGCCCAACCCGCAGCTGCCGGACGACTCAGAGCAGCAGCTGGCGATGAAGGTTGGCCAGGAGGTGGGAATGCTGCGTGCTATGGGGGTGGACATGCCGCCCGACATGGTGGCGCAGCGCCTGGACGCGGCGCGCGAGTCATTGAAGGCCAAGCTGCGCGAGCAGGCCCGGCTTAAGGCCGAGGACACCGAGCGCATCCTGGAGGACGAGCTGATTGAGGGCGGTTTTATTGAAGCACTGGATCAGTTCATCGACGACTTTGTGACCTACCCGGCGGCTATCCTGAAAGGGCCAGTCATTCACCGCGAGCCTACGCTGACCTGGCAGAAGATGTCAGGGGGCGCCAATGCGCTGCCGCGCTGGGTACCGGTCGTCGAGGACAAGCTTGTCAAGCGCTGGTATCGGGTTGACCCGTTTAAGTTCTATCCTGCCTCATGGGCCACGGATGTGGACAACGGATACTGCTTCGAGCATCACCGCCTCACGCGCGACGCGCTTTATGCCATGATTGGCTCGCCCGGCTATGACGAAGAAGCCATACGCAGCGTGCTCCAGGAGTTCGATGGGCTGCAGAACTGGCTGGGCATCAACGGGTATAACACTGCCGACCAGATCAACCAACCCGAGCAGCTACTGTCTACTGGTGGCCCCGCCGACGCCCTGGAGTTCTTTGGCCAGGTTCCGGGAAAATATCTGATTGAGTGGGGCGTGGATGACCCGCAGGTCGACGACCCCGACAAAGCGTACAACGTCAACCTCTGGATGATTGGTCGCTGGATCATCAAGGCCACGATCAACCCGGATCCCCTGGGTAAGAAGCCTTATCGGCGCGCATGCTACGAGGAAATCCCCGGCGCGTTCTGGGGCAATGGTGTACCCGACCTGATCCGTGATACACAGGATGTGTGTAATGCCGCAGCGCGCTCGCTGGTTAACAACATGGCGATATCGTCCGGGCCGCAGGTAGGCGTGAATACAGACCGCATGCCGGTGGGCGCCAACGTGACACAGCTCTACCCCTGGAAGGTTCACCAGTTCACGTCGAGCCCGATGGGCAGCACCGAGCAGCCCATCTATTTCTTCCAGCCGCAAAGCAACGCCATGGATTTGGTGAACGTGTTTACGTTCTTCTCGAACCTGGCCGATGAGTACAGCGGGCTGCCGAAGTACATGACGGGCGACACCAAGATCGGTGGGGCGGGCCGCACGTCCTCGGGCCTGAGCATGCTGGTGGGTAATGCAAACCGGTTGATGAAATCGGTGCTAGGGGGTGTGGATCGTGTCATCGTCGACGTGCTGGAAAGTCTGCACTCGTGGTTGATGCAGTTCGCATTTAATGAATACCCTGAGCTTGAGGGGGATATCCGCATCGTGGCGCGCGGCTCGGCTTCGGTGATGGCCCGCGAGCAGCTTGCACAGCGGCGCAACGAGTTCCTGCAAGCGACGGCCAACCCGGTCGACATGCAGGTTATTGGCCCTGATGGTCGGGCATACCTGCTGCGCGAGCAGGCCAAGAGCCTGGAGCTTGATACCGATAAGATTGTGCCGGATCACCCGCAGCAGCCCATGGCGCCTCAGCTCCCTCAACCTGGTCAGCCGGGCCTGGGTGAAATGCCTGGGCGGCCGGGCCAGCCAGCTATGCTGCCGATGGGTAATGGCGGTTCGCCGCCGGCGCCTCCACAGAATGGTAGGCCCATCGGTGCGCTGACTGATCGAATTGTCGCTTGACTGCGTTACCATCATGATGGTATAAAGCTTTAAATGCTAGTCAAACCTAACCCTGACACCCTCACAGCACTTGGCCGTATCGGCAAGACCGCAGAGTGGGGAATCATCGAAGGCTGGCTGCGTGAGAGTCGAGAACGGTACGTCAATGCCAGCCTCGACCCTGACCCAGCGCGAAGCCGGCAGATGCAAGGTGCCATGGTGGCCATTGACGAGCTACTCGTGACTATCCGAGCGGCTGTGGATCTCACCACACGCAGATAACCACATAGGTCATTTTTATGGCAATTCCAGATCAGGTGCGTCGGCAAGCCGAGCGTGCTAACGAACTTCTCAGCCAGGCCAATGGCCCCAGCGGAGAGCCCGAGGAAATTCCTCCCGCACCGCCCGAGTCCCCGCCCGAGGAAGTGAAGCCCATAGAACCTGCGGCACCTACGCCGCCCCCTCCCGCCGAGCCTGCGGAACCCCCCCAAGATCCTGAGCCTGTCCCCGCTGCTGAAAACTGGGAGCACAAGTACAAGACCTTGCAAGGTGTGTTCAACGCAGAGACAGGACGGTTGCATGCTGAGCTGAAGGTCTACAAAGATCGCGCTACTGCACTTGAGCAGGCCGCCGCTCAGCCCGCTGCACCGCCCGCGCCGGCACCGACCCCCGCGCCCTTGGTTACCGACAAGGATGTTGAGACGTATGGGCCGGAGCTGATGGATGTCATTGGCCGCAAGGCCCAGGAAATTGCAGATGGCATCGTCGCAAAGCGGTTGGAGGAACTGAAGCCCACGCTGGAGCAGACCAATGAGCGCATCGGCAAAGCCGAGGCACAGGTCTACCAGACGGCCCAGGACAGGTTCTTTGGTGAGCTAGCAAAAGCGGTTCCTGACTACAAGCAGGTGAATGGAGATCCCAAGTGGTTGGCGTGGCTGCAGGAAGTAGATCCCTTGAGTGGGGTGCAGCGCCAGGCCTACTTGGACACGGCAGCAGGCAGTCTTGACCACGCTCGCGTGGCAACCCTGTTCACCGCGTTCAAGAAAGCCGCTGGGGTTGAAGCACCACCTGCTGAGCCCAGTCCTGCTTCCGCACCGACCCCTGGAACGCCGCCTCTATCGCCATCCCCTCGGGCTGTGGGTGTTGCCGTAGCGCAGACCCCCCGAGAGCCGGACAACAGCGTGAGCAGGTCGGAAATCGACGCGCATTACAAGCGTTCCAGTCTCGACCCGAGTTACCGCAAGAGTCCCGAGCACCAGGCCATGGAGGCACGCATCGCTGCAGCGATGGCCAGTGGTCGAATCCGATAGCGCGCAAGTGCTCCTGAGAACGACGGGCTGGCTTATCGCCGGCCCGTTTTGTTTCCTCCCAAGGAGCACTCTATGTCTCTTGCAAATGCATCCGGCGCACCGTCCTACTCGGACTCGCCCTCTGGCACCCGCACCTTCATCCCGGAGGTTTGGTCGGGCAAGCTGATTGAAAAGTTTTACGACGCCACCGTCCTGGCCGCGATTTCGAACACCGACTACGAGGGCGAGATCAAAAAGTTCGGCGACAAGGTGAAGATCCGTACGGTGCCCACTGCTGCGATCCGCGACTACACGCGGAACACGGACATCTCCTATGACATGCCCGATGGCGACGTGATCGACCTGGAAATCGACAAGGGTAAGTATTACGCCGCTCAGATCGACGACGTGTCCGCGTACCAGCAGGACGTGAAGGTGATGGACAAGTGGGCGACCGATGCCTCCGAGCAAATGAAGATCGCCATCGACACCGACGTGCTGGCGGCTACCTACACCCAGGTGGACTCGCACAACAAGGGCGCCACGGCGGGCCGCATCGCGAGCAACCTGAATATGGGCACGTCCGCTGCGCCGCGCAGTGTTTCGAGCACCACCATTCTGGACGCCATCGTCGACGCTGGCCAGGTGCTGGACGAGCAGAACATCCCCGAGCAAGGCCGCTTCCTGATCGTGCCCGCGTGGGCGCTGTCGCGCATCAAGAAGTCCGACCTGAAGGATGCGTCGCTGACCGGTGACGGCCAGTCCATCCTGCGCAACGGTCGCGTCGGCATGATCGACCGCTTCACCCTGTACCTGTCCAACCTGCTGCCTTCGGCGACGGTGAATCTGGGTACTTCGGGTGCACCCAACAACGTCAAGGCATTCCACCTGCTGGCCGGCCACAAGAACGGCCTGACCTTCGCGTCGCAGATGACCGAGATGGAAAAGCTGCGCCTCGAAAAGCGCTTTGCCGATGCGGTACGCGGCCTGCAGGTCTATGGCTACAAGGTGATTGATCCGACCTGCTTGGTCGACTTGTACGCCTACGCCGCGTAAGCCACACAGCCCACGGAGTGATTCGTCGCCTCGTGGGCTGTCTCGCAAAGAGACTGGGGAAACGCATGAGTAGGGTCTGGTCTGGCCGCACGGTGGCTTGTATCGCCAGTGGCCCGTCGCTGACGGCGCTCGATGTTGGTCGTGTCGCCGGGTTGCCCACCGTGGTGACCAACGACACATACCGGATTGTGCCGTTCGCCGACGTGCTGTTTGCCGCTGACCACGGCTGGTGGCAACAGCACTGGCACGGAATAGATGTTCGTGCCCAGAAGTGGACGACTAGCGCGCCGGCAGCCAAAGAGTTCGGGCTGCACTTGCTGCCGACCACACGCGGCAACAGTGGTGCCACGGCCATCCACCTGGCAATGGAGCGCGGCGCTAGCCGAATTCTGCTGCTTGGCTACGACTGCTCTCTTGAGTACGGCTCGCATTGGCACGGTGCTCACGACCGCACAGACAACCCGACCGCAGACACCGTGCGCGTCTGGCGTGGGGACTTTAAAGCTGTGGCCGCCGATGCGCTGCGCCGCGGCGTGTCGGTTGTGAATTGCAGCCGACACACGGCCCTCGATTGCTTCCCCCTTGGAGATTTGCTCGATGAACTGCGCGTGCTCGACGTTGAGCCCGCGCCGCAACAGGAGAGGGCGCATGTCGTTGCCTAAATTTTTCAAGGACGCGGAAGGCTTTTGCTACACCGCGACGGAGCACCTGGCCAAACTCATGCACTTGACGCCGTGGGACGGCGAGGTCGATGACAAGGGATTTGCCGTTGAGCGCAAACCCCGCAAGCCGCGTGCACAAGCGTCCGAGGTTCCGGCCGCAGAAGCGCAACCGCAGGCACCGGAACCGCCTGCTGAGCCAGCAGCGCCAGCGGCCCCGGAGGGGGTGGAGTAGGCCATGGCCAAGCTCGACACGCTCCTGACTCGTGTGCTTGATGAGTTTCCCGCCGTCGCCCAGACGGTGGCACTGCGCGCGCTCTCGGATGCCACGAAAGAGTTTTGTACTCGCTCCGGGGCGTGGCAGGACAGTCTTGACCCCATCGCCATCGTTGCAGGCCAGGACACGTATGACGTGAGCCTGGACACCGGACTGCAGCTAGTTGCGTTGGTGGATGTCCGCGTTGACGGCAAGAAGGTCTATCCGGTTGCTACTGAGCTGGCGCGCCTGCGCGATAACACGCCCGGCAATGGTAGCCCTCGTGGCTACGTTCAGTGGGGGCCGTCGACCATCGAGCTGATCCGCCCGCCCGCTGACGCCGCACAGCTCACCGTCAAGGCGGCGCTCACGCTCGCTCTTGGCAATACGTCCGTAGATGTCACGGATTCCGTGCTCGATGAGTACGGCGAGTACATCGCCTGCGGCGCGAAAGCCCGCCTTGTCCGCCAGAGCAACCAGCCCTGGTATGCCCCCGACGCCGTGACCGGCTACGCCGGCCCTTTCTACGACGCCATCAACAACGCAAAACGTCGCGCGAACACCGCACTCGGTTCGGCCGAGGTGCAGGTGCAGATGCGCGAGTGGTGAAGGAGTTTAGCCATGGCAACCAGCAAACCGAAAGCCAAGACCCTGCCGGTGGGCACGCCAGTCGGATTCAAGTACCGCGGCGCGAAAAGTCCCCACGGCACTGTGGCGGGCGTTGTGCACCAGGGAACCACATCGGCCACCACGATGTACAGCGTGCGACCTGCAAAGGACAGCCGCCATCCGGGCGAGCCCGCCCTTATCCATCGGCGCGGCGACAAGCTGCACCGCCGCAGCGGCAGCTAATTGTAGGGAGCACACATGTCCAAGTCCAACACCTTCGAGAACGATTTGCTGAAGCTGATATTCAACGGCACAGCGATTGCAAATCTCGCGGATAACGCGGCCTCCAGCCCGTTCACTAATCTTTACCTGGCGCTCCATACGGCTGACCCCGGTGAGGCTGGCTCGCAGAACACCAGTGAGGTGTCCTACACCGGCTACGCCCGTGTGGCAGTTGCTCGAACGTCTGCCGGCTGGACTGTCACAGATAACTCTGTGAGCCCGGCCGCTGCTGTCGAATTCGGAGAGATGACAGCTGGGACGCCAGGTACGGCGACGTATGTATCTGTGGGGACTGCATCCAGCGGCGCCGGCAAGATTTTGTACAGCGGGTCGCTCACACCCTCGGTCGCGTACAACGTGGGCGTCGTCCCGCGCCTGCGCACGACATCGACGATAACCGAGGATTGATATGGTCTGGCCTCGCATTGAGCTGGCCCTCGGAGAGATAGCGGTCTTCGAGCTGGCACGCGAGGAAGGCACAGCGACTGTGCTGGAAGCGGCGTTCTCGTTTGCCGGTGAGAACACCAGTGCGTTCGACTCGTCGGCCTATGTCAATGTTGCGTTCGGCGTGGAGGGTGATGCGTCCATGACCCTGGTGGGTGGTGCATATGCCCAGGCAGCGCTCGACGCTGATGGCATGGCCTCTACCGCGCTTGCCGGGCAGGCCCAGTACAGCACCGAATTAGGTGCTGCGGGTACCGCGAGTACTGAGCTGGAAGGCGGTTACGTACTGCTGGCTGTATTCGATGTGGACTGTGTTTCTGATGCCACGTTCGATTCTCTTACCGATGCTGGGTTTGACATCTTCTGCTCTGCGGCTGTGGCGGTGTTCACGTCCGCCACTGCAGACCTTGTTGCTACCGTTGCGGGCGCCGCAAGCACTGACTTGATAGGAAGTGCTTATGCAGGCTCTACCTACGAGGCTGATGGTGAGGCGGCGCTGCAGGTTAGCGCCCAGATGCTGACTAACACCACGCTATCTGTTGGCGGCCAGGGGGCTACGCATATGTTGGGCCAGGCCACGGCCAACACGCTGACGGACACGTCGGGGGCTACCTCCACAAATTTGGTAGGTCAGGCACGCGCCAACACATCCGTAGGCATTGAGGGCGCTGGGAATGCAGAGATTTTGTCCTCGGCCCTCACTTTCATCGACACCCGGCTGATTGTCACTGGCCGTGGTGCAACCGACTTTATCAACGAGTCGTTGATGTTCGTGTCTTCGACGGCTGGGCTTGAGAGCGCCGCCGCTGCGGTGTTTCTTGCGCAGGCATTTGCTGGCTTCGATTGGCATGCTGCGGGTAACGACGTGCAGCAGTGGATGGTTGGGCGTCCTGTGCTGGTGTCTATGCCCACCGCGTTTGACATAGCGCAGCGCCTGCTTGAGGCGCGTACGGCCTCCCGGCCTGATGAGTCGCGTGTTGTAGAGCGGCCCGCAGAAGTGCGCGAGGTCGCCGTACCGGCGATCCCGCTGGAGGTTGAGGTGATCGAACAATGATACTGGCCACCTACATTAAGCAGCCGTCCGAGATCAAGGACTACGACGTTGACTATTCGCCGTGGTTGTTACCCATGGATGACACGCTTGACGATGTTACCGCCGATGTTGTGTGTACTACTGACGCGACAGACACCTCCTTGGTGTGCAGTTCGGTGGAGCGCACGACTCTGCGCTGCAAGTTTTGGATGTCGGGCGGCACGAACGGCAATAAATACAAGTTGACTATACAGGCGACCACTGTAGGTGGCCGGCTCGATGAAAGCGAGCTGGTGTTTTCGGTGAAGGACTACTGATGACACAGCTATTTTCCGACGCCGCGCGCACCACGCTTGCTGCCGACATCACGTCGACGGCTACGTCGTTGACGCTAACCGACAGTGGCAGCGTATTCCCCACCATATCGACGGGGGACATGTTCAAGATAGTTCTACAAGATGACGATGGGTTTGAGATTGCCTACGTGACGACTCACTCGTCGGGTAGCACAACGCTTGCCGGTATTTCGCGCGGCCAGGAAGGTACGACGGCAAAGGCATTCTCAGCTCCGACAGAATCCACGGCGGGCACGACAGTAGGGCTGCGCGTGACAGCGCAGGATATGGAGGCGTTCCGTGACAAGGTAGACGCCGATAACGGCCTTGCCCAGGCGATGCGGTTTAACGTCTCCGCGCTGGGTAATGTGTCTGGTAGTCAAACCATAGACCTATCCAGCGCGACCGAATTCACAATGACGGTTACTGGAGACACAACCTTTGCGTTCTCCAATGCGCCTGCATCGGGGGAGTCGCAGGTCGTTTATTTGCGCATAGAGGATGGCGGGGCGCATACAGTAGCTTGGCCGTCCGGGACTCAGTTCGACGACAGCGGCACTGCACCTGAGTTAACAAGTAGCGGTGTGGACTTGCTTGGTGTAAAGCGCGACTCCACCACCAGTACGAACATGATATTTGTGCTGGGGCAGGCGATAGCATGAGTAGCGACATTCTACTGCTTGCCGCACGACAACCATCGGCCCCGACCATTGGCGATATTTTATTCGGTGATGGTGTCACGACGGGCGCGGTTTATGACCTGACTGATTTCAGCACGTTAAAACAATCTGATGGCAGTTCTATTACAGCCGTTGGCCAGACAGTTTCCAAGGTCTACCCGAAATATAGTGGCACGTACCCCAGCGGGCCTGTCATTCTGTCTGCGGCTTCTGGCATCAAATTGTCCCAGGATAGTGATGGGTGCTATCGGTTGAATTATCCATCTAGTTCTGTGAACGGGCTTTATTCTCCTGCGTTTTTTAGCGCTACAGCAAGCATAAGCGTAGTAATTGGCAGTCTTACAGGATATCTTTCGTACCCATTTTATATCTTCACGGCGATGACAAGTTCGTCCAACGAGCAAGGGTGGGAGCTGGAATTTGTACCTGGTTCCGGCATGGGGTGGGGCTATTGGGATAACGGCGGATCTAATGTAGGTAACTTTAAGGGTGGGTCGTATTCGATAACGACAAAGAGCGTCATGACGCTTCGGGCCACCAAGTCCTCATTGTCTAGCGTGACTGCGAGATCCAACGGGACTAACGCAAGTCTGTCGACTTATGCCAGCGCGACTATTAGCAGCACACCTGTAAGTACACAAATTTTTCTTGGTAAGCCTTATACATCGGGATTTAACACGAAGAATTTCATTTATAGCTTCATTGTCTATGGCGGCATTTTGTCGAGTGACAAACTAGCTGCGGCAGAAGCGTGGGTAAACGAAAGAACGGGGGCATATTGATTATGTTTGCTCGTGTAGAAAACGACAAAATCACTGAATACCCCGTAGATCTTCGCAAGAGCTACCCGAATATCTCTTGGCCCAAAGACCTAAGCACTGCTGCGTTGCCCGATGGCATCGTTTGGGTAGAGCCTACTGCTATGCCCGCTGTGGAATATGCGGAGGTTGCTGAGGTAGACCCGCAGATGACTGACGGTAAGTGGTATCAACAGTGGGGTACGACGCCATGGTCTGACGACGACACGAAGCAAGCGGTGCTTGCCGCGATTTCTGCCAAGAAATTTCAGGTCGAGACGGGCGGCGTCACTTTGCCTAATGGTATGTCGGTCAGAACCACCATCGACGACCAAAACAGAATCAGCAATGCTGTCTTCAACGGTCAACGTCTGGGGCTCACCGAAGTTAGCTTTCTACAGCCCGACAACTCATACGCAACGATCAGCATGGATGATCTTGTCACCATTGCTGATGCGATAGGTATGCACGTTCAAGCGTGTTTCGACGCGGGTAAGGCCCATTACACCGCAGTCAATGCCATCAAAGATTCTGTTTCTCAGACTGCGTATCAGCAGCTCGTGGCCTACGACATTACCACAGGCTGGCCTGCCAATGGGGGTTCTGCATGACGAGTGTGCCGGAAATCATCAAGACCGTTGTTGAGTACGCAAGGGCAGCGGTTGATGTTGCCGTCGATTCCAAGTTTGCGCCCGCCGCCGCGGCACCGCCTGCGGTGGTCACTTCGACAACGCTGCTCGGCATCACCTGGCAAAACTGGATGTATATCCTCACCGCGCTCTACACACTCTTGCTGGTTGTTGGCTGGCTGTGGAACGCTGCTAGGAAGTTACGTAAATGATTCCGCCGGTAATAAAGACTAGGCTGTTGCAGCTAATCGCAGGCGGTGCCAGCGCAGTAGCTATAGCCGGTGCACTGGTTGGCTACTTCGAGGGCACAAGCTACCCCGCGTACCAAGATGTCAATGGAACATGGACTGCGTGCCGTGGTCACACTGGCCCCGACGTGATCCCTCACAAGGTCTATACCGAGGCCGAGTGCCAGGCGTTCGAGGACAAGGACATTGCCAAGGCTACGGCTGCTGTGCATAGACACGTCAAGGTGCGGCTAAGCAATGTAGAAGAAGGTGCCTTGATCGACTACACATTTAATGAGGGCGAGGGGCACCTCATGTCGTCGACACTGCTGCGCAAGATTAACGCCGGCGACAAGCGCGGCGCTTGCACTGAATATAGAAAGTGGGTACTGGCCGGCGGCAGGAAATACCAGGGTTTGGTTAACCGCCGGGATACAGAGGAATGGCTATGTTCGATGGGCTGAAACCATACGCATGGCTCATAGATATTGCGGCCACGCTTGTCATTGCGGCGGGGTGCTTCTTCGCTGGCTATCACGTCCGCAGCTTAAGCGCGCAGCGCGATGCCGCCAAACTCACTGCGGGGTTGGCCACTGCAAACTCAATGGCCCAGGCCACCGCGCGCCAGGCTGACGCCCAGTATGCCTATATTACGGAGAAAGCCGATCATGATTATCAAGCACTGGTCGATTCCACGGCTACTCAAGTTTCTACCTTATCTGATACTGCTCAGCGGCTGCAGCAGCGTTTGTCCGCTGCCAAGCGTGCCCGTGCCGCCGCCTCGCATTCCGCCGCCGGCGGCAGCATTGATGGCACCGGAACCGACTGGATCTCAGGTTTCGCAGCATGCGCAGCAAGCTATCAGCAGCTGGCTACCGACGACGCCAGGCGCGCCGACAAAATAAATGGCCTGCAGCTGTACGTTAAAGGCGTCTTACAAGTACAGGGGGCACGATGAACAAGACGACCCAATCTATTATTGACCGCGTGCAGTTCATCACTAAGGACTACTCGGCTGTACGCTGGACGATGAAAGAGATGTCCGACTGGATCAACGACGCCCAGACACAGATCGCGCAGCTCGTGCCGCCGTCGGCGTCGCAGTACATGGTTCTAACTCTTGCCGAAGGCGCGCGCCAGGATCTGCGTGTCATTGATCCCGACACCCGGTGGGTTCGGCTGATGGAGCTGCTATGTAATGTGAACACAACGAGTGGGGTGGACAAGCCCACGGGCGCCACCATTCGGCTAGTGTCTCGGCCGATACTCGACAGCGCATTCCCCTCCTGGCGCAGTGTGACGCCCACAGCTCGTGCGGTAGCTGAGTATGCGATGGATGCCGGCAACGAGTTTGTGTTCGATGTGAACCCGCCGGTAGTGGCTGGCACAAAGGTCTATGCTCAGGCGTCCGTCATTCCTGCACCAGTGGCCGTGCTCAACAGCGGCAAGACTGCCCTGGACGACCCGAACGAGTTGTTTGGCCTGCCCGATGGGTACGATATCGCTGCTGTGGATTATGTTGTGTTCCGCGCGTTCAACAAGAATGCCAACGACCAGACCTACGCCGCACAGGCGTCGGCGCACTTGCAGTTGTTTCAAGCTGCGCTAGGCGGCCAAGCAAAGGCAGCATCATGAATCTGGTCTGGGACAAGTTCTCCGGCATCCGGCCTCGCGTGGATCAGCGCATGCTGCCCGACGGCAATGCCCAGGTGGCTGACAACGTGAACACGGAGCACGGCGGTATCAGCCCGATTGAGGGCACGGCTGACATTCTGGCGCTGGCCAAGACAGGTGTACAGACTATCTATCGATTCGGCCAGGCCCTGGCGAGCGCGACGCAGTACTGGTTCTGCTGGACTATTGCTGTGGATGTCGTTAAAGGCCCCATCGCCAACGATACGGCCGAGTTCACCGCATGGACAGGCGACGGCGTACCCAAGTACACCCGTAACGACATAGGCACCGCGGGCAGTGATCTGCCATCGGCGTCGCGTCCGCTCGCTGTTCCTGCCCCGACGATGGCACCGACGCTTTCTGCAGTGGGTGATCCCCCCGTCGGCGCCGGTAGCGAGACGCGCGAGTACATCTACACATTCAAGAACGAGGACAGACGCGAGGGGCCGCCCTCGCTGCCTGCCACGCTGGATATCGTCATCGGGCAGGGCGTCCAGCTTGACGACCTAGAGACTGCAGCGACGAACGGTGCGGTGCTGGGCACTAAGTGCATCTATCGTGCCCAGGCGGGTGTGTATATTTTCGTCGACGAAATCCCCATCGCCCAGACCTCGTATACAGACACAATCGATGCCGCGGACTTGGGCGACGAAGTGTGCCCGAGCATCAACTGGGACACGCCACCCGACACCATGTTCGCGCTCACGGCTGGCCCGAACGGCATGATGGCGGCGGCCGACGGCTACGACGTGTTGTTCTGCGTGCCGTTCTATCCCCAGGCGTGGCCGGGGGGCTATCGCCAGACGGTGAACTTCCCCGTGGTGGGCCTAGGCTGGTTCGCAACCACTCTGGTGGTGCTGACGACGGGTCAACCGTTCTTGATGACAGGCACGGATCCGGCAAATATTTCAGTGTCGCCGGCGAAGTTCTTCCAGCCCTGTGTGTCCAAGGCCAGCATCGTGGCGACAGCCGGTGGCGATGCCGTGGCGTCGGGCGGCGATGTCGTGTGGGCTTCCCCCGAAGGGCTGTGCTCTATCGGCCCGGCCGGAGAGCAGGTGTTGACGCAGGGCCTGTTCACTACCAAGCAGTGGGAAGCGCTGCATCCGGAAACCATCATCGGGTGCTGGCACCAGGGCTGGTACATCGGCACATATGACCCCGGCTCGGGGCGCCGTGCGTTCCGGTTCAGCCCAACGACGCAGGAATGGACGGATATGCCCGACACTTCGTTCACGGCGATGTATCGGGACACGGTATCGGACAAGCTGTACGTCTGTGTAGGCGACCACATCCATGAGTTCCGCGGCGGCGACCCGCTCGCGTATACATGGCACTCGCAGCAGGTGGTTACCCCGCTGTATGGCGTTGCCGCTGGTCGGGTCACGGGTGACTACCCAGTGACGTTCAAGCTCTTTGCCGACGGCACGCTGATGCATACCGAGACGGTTCAGTCCGATGAACCGTTTATTCTCCCCGACAGGCTGGCTCGAAGCTGGGAGATTGAGCTGAGTGGCACCAGCCGGGTGCTGCGCGCTGCGGTGAGTGACTCGATAGTGGACTTGTGATGGCCTCGCAGAAATACGGCAAAGCCTCGCGCACACCCTCTATCCCCGACATCGGCTCGGCGGATACAGCCACGATACTCAAGGCAATGAAGGAGTGGATCGAGGTACACCAGGGCGCCCGTGGTGACGGCATGGATCGCAGTGTCACGCTGCGTGATTTGCTGAACGCTGGGGTCATGACGCCCGCGGTGACGCAGGCTATATACCGGGAGTCCACGCCTGCTGCCGTGTCTGGCCCTGGAGCTAATCCCGAGCCGGCTGTGCCACCGACCCCCACCGGGCTCGTCGTGGCGGGTGCGGTGTCCACGAACATCGTGTCCTGGAACTTCGCTCGTGGGTACACTCGGCTCGCATACTTCGAGGTGTGGCGGTCTTCGACCTCGGCACTGGGGGATGCGGTTCTAATCGCGCAGGTCTATGGCACGATCTATCCCGACCCGGTGGGCGAGAACGCCACGTTCTACTACTGGGTTCGGGCAGTGTCGGATGCAGGCACAAGTCCGTTCAACGCTGTCGAGGGTGTCCAGGGCAGCACCGCTCCGAACGTGCAGGCAGTAACGGATGCGGTGACCAGCGGCATTGACACGTCGGGTTTGCTGGATCAACTCGCAATAAAAACGAGCGTGGATGGCTATGTGTCTGGCTATGGCCTTGCCAGCACGCCTGCAGAGGATGACGGTAGCTCCACAGAGTTCGCCGTCCTGTCCGACAGGTTCCTGGTCACGGGGCCTGCATCGGACGGTGTAGCCCCAGCCTCGCCGTTTTTTATTCAGACCACACCCACAACGGTCAATGGCGTCGCTGCTGCCCCTGGCGTGTATGTGACCAATGCCTTTCTGATTAATGGCGTTATTGACCATGCCAAGATCGGGCTGCTGGCTGTGGACGACGCGAACATTGCCAATGTGTCGGCGGCGAAAATCACCGCAGGCCAGATCGCGGTGGGTGAGTATATTGAGTCTACTGGCTATTTGTCCGGTGTGTCTGGGTTCCACATCAGCGGTGCTGGCACTGCGGAGTTTAACAATGTCATTGTGCGTGGCACTGTGTACGCCACGGCTGGCCAGATAGGCAGCAACACTATCGATGCGGACGGCATCCACTCTAGTAACTATGATGGGTCTACAGTTGGCTGGCAGCTCGCCAACAACGGTACGGCCACATTCATGCAGGCCGTCATTAAGGGCACTGTGTATGCGACCGCGGGCTCATTTGCGGGTGACATTAGCAGCGCCACCGGAACGTTTACAGGAAACCTGCGTGCTGGGCAGTTCGTAACAGGCGCGTATACCGGTTATGCATGGCCAGCAGCTGGCAGCTGGGGGACTTACCTCGGGCCTAGTGGCCTGTTGATTGGCAATGCCAATAGCGGCAGGTACCTTCAGGTCACTTACGATGGCCAGATTTATGCGCCAGGGTTTTCGGTCGTCAACGGTACGCTGACAATAAGCCAGGCCAATGTCATCAACACGGCGAATATCGCGGGCAATGCAATCACTACAGCAGCGACTTGGGATTTTGGCGCGCCTGGTGTGCCTTGGGATGATGCGTGGAATACTGCTGCACAGTCATCTCTAACATTTCCCGGTGGTGACTTATTCATCCTCGTCCAGGTAGGCATAGGCTCACAGACAAACTCCGGTGCTCCGGATGCTACCAAGTCTTTGCGTATCCTCCTAAATGGTGGCGAGTGGGCGCGGTGGACGATACAGAGTTCAACCACCACGTTTACGTCAGGTGGTGAAAGTGGGGATTCCTATAACTACATATATGTCCCTTTTAATGCGTCCTGTGCATGCATATGCCCAGGTGTGGGCGGCTCCATCACGATCACCATACAAACCTACAACACAGGTACGTACTATTCCTCCATCGGCACGAGCTTAAAAATGTGGGCTTTCATGAGGCAGCGTTGATGGAAAAATTCTACATACACACAGACGCGCAGGGCCGCATACTCTACCGTGTCAGCCTGGATGAAATCCCTGGCGCTGCTATGGTAGAGCGCGGCGAGCTTATCGAGAGTGATGCACACCCGGACACGCATTACGTGCTAACCGGAGTCCCCGCTTTGCGGCCGACGCAAGCCACTAAGCTCACTGGCAAGACACTCACGAAACTGCCCGTGCCGTGCGCGATCATCATCGATGGCACAACTTACGACTGCGCTGATGATCACGCCGACCTAGAGTTTGACGCTCCCGGTTCGTACCGCGTCAGGGTCGTGGCGCACCCTTATCTCGATAAAGAGTTCACCATTGAAAATCCGGCATAACACGGGGTATGTGCCCCCCACATACAGGGAGCTTCGCGCCCGTGCATATCCTCCCGTGCGCGACCAGCTTGATGCCATCTACAAGCTCGCGCAGGCCATGCGTGACGCCGGTACCCCGCTGCCGCCCGAGGTGGAGCAGTGGATTGATGCGTGCCAAGCGGTCAAACAGAAATACCCTAAGCCGATTGATGGGGGGTCGTGATGGTCTATCTCTACAACGGATTCTTGCAGTACGCAGGCTGGGTGGATCACCCCGACGATTGCCCAGACGGGTGTGAGTACACCGAGGACGCACCGCCTGCCGAGCCCTGGCCGCAGGGCCAGTACCCGTTCTACCTGGATGACGGCTGGGAGTTCGTCGAGGTTCGTCGTTAGTACCATCAAGATGGTAAAATAGTAGCAACTTAGCAGAATGAATACATGGACTTACCAATCCGACCCATTCTCTGCGATGTAGTGGGCGGCTACTTGGGGCAAACACTGACACCCGAGGTAGCGGCCAGGTTGACGGCGGACGTTCTTACACGCTGCTACAACGGCCCTATCTCCATTGAGGGCGTTGCCCCCCAGCGCGTGGGGTCTTACCTGGTCGAATGTTCCCGGCTGGCAGACGACCTGGACGGGTTGAAAGCGCTGCACCTGCAGCACTGGCGCGAGACAGAGCGCCACCGCCAGGGGCTTGAGTTCAATCCAGATTACAACCGCGCGTTGGATCTGGAGTGGCAGGGGCGGTATCTACTTATCGTCGCGCGCCACATCGATGGCGCCTTGGTCGGCAACTATGGGCTGTATATCTCCCGATCAATGCACACCCAAACCTTAATGGCAACCGAGGACACGCTGTTTCTGGCCAAGGAGCACCGGCGGGGCAGGCTGGGTATCTCGATGATCCGCTACGCGGAGCATGCTTTGGAGCAGCTGGGTGTGCGGGAGTTGAACGTATCCGTGAAGCTGGTCAACGAGGTTGGCCCGATGATCGAGCGCATGGGTTACGAGCCCGTGGGCACACAGTACACAAAGATCTTAGGAGGTGACCATGTGCGCACCTGACATACCTGACACCTCTGCTGCGACGAAAGATGCTATCGCGGCCAATAGTGCGATATCCAACCGCGAGCTGGATCAGCAGCAGTCGCTGATGGATTACTACATGAGCCGCCAGGATAAGGTTGATGACATCTCCAACCAGGTATCCCAGCGCGAGCTGGGTCTGGCTGAGGAAGAAGCCGCCCAGGGCAAAGACTTGTTCGACTACCAGAAGCAGGTATTCCGTCCGGTCGAAGAAAGCTTGGCTGACCAGGCTATGCAAGACTCTACCCCCACCTACTATGAGCAGTTCGCCCGCGACGCGATGGCGACTCAGGCTAACGCCAATGCGACATCGCAAGCCGCCCTGGCGCGCACGCTCGCTGGCATGGGCGTAAACCCGAACTCGGGGGCTTACACATCGGCGATGCGTGGGCAGGCCATCACGAACGCTGCGGCAGTGGGCGCGGCCGGCAACACGGCGCGCGAGCAGGCCCAGCAGCAATCATGGAATGAACGCGCGGGGGTGGCAAACCTTGGCCGCGGCTTAGTGGGTGCAGGTAATGCGTCCTACGGTCTGGCTACAGGGTCTAACACCGCAGCGTCTGGTGCGCAGACCAGTGCATCGGGTGCAGCCGCCGGCACCATGGGGACGCCAGCGGCTTATGGCAGCCTGGGGGTTACTGCCGCAGGTAATGCCGCGAACGAGTACACCAATCTCTACCAGGCGCAGGTACAGGCGTCCATGCAGACCGACCCGCTTATGAGCGCCCTGGGTAGTGGTGCGGGCTACTTCCTAGCATCGCCGAACGCGGCGAAGCTGGCGTCTGCGATCTAATAGGAGAACACTATGGCAAGTGCAATGGGATCGTTCGCCGCGGGGTTGGTCAACGGCTTCATCACTGGTAAGAAGATGCGAGCCGAGCAGGAGCTGCATGACCTGCAAGTCGCCAAGCTCAAGAAAGACCAGGCGATGCAGGACGAACTGCAGGCCACCAGCCAGCCCGTGAAGCCTGTGCAGACTTACGTGGTGACCACGCCCGACGGTAGCAGCCAGACCTATGTGGACAAGAAAACCGCACAGGCAGCGCAGCAGGCGTATGGGGGTAGCGCGCAGATGACGCCCGCGTTCTCGGTGGCGGGCCAGACGTTTACTGACAAGGATCAGGCGAACTCTGCGGCGGCGATCCAGAACACCCCGGTCATGCAGATGCAGCGCCGCATGGAGATCGCCAACCGATACGGTAACCCTCAACTGGCTGATGCCTATGGCAGGGCGTATTCGGACGCGCTGGCTACGGGGCGCTCGGCGCTCTATGACACGGTGGCCCAGGCGCGGGCAACAGGGGATCCGCAAGCGGTGATCCAGGCGTACAACGCATCGCTCGCGCCCACGGGCAGCAAGATTGCGCTGGTGGGTAATGGCAACGGGGCCATGGTGCTTCGCACCACCACGGCGGCCGGCAAGACCTTTGACCAACCGGTCAAGGATATGGGCGCGTTTTTCGACATGGCCGAGAACGCCGCCATGAGTTCGTCGGCCAACGCGGTGGCGCTGCACCAGTTGGCCCAACGGAAAGCTATCGCTGATGCACAGATAGCCACTACGCAGCGGGGCCAGGATCTGGCGCACTCGGCGGCTATGGCCAACGTCGGTGTGGCACAGCAGGGGCTGACCCTGCGCGGCAAGCAGTTTGATTTGCAGCAACAGCAATTCGACTGGACGAAAACCCACCCACAGGGCGCGCAGCCACGCACCATCAGTGGCGTGGACAAGAACGGAAACACGGTGTTGTCGACAGTGTATGGAATACCCAATGGCGATGGCACGTATGGGGTGGGGTATGCACCGCCCGTAACAGTGCCTGGCATGTCTCCCATCGGAGCCTATAACAAAGATCCGCTTACCGCGATGATCGCTGCGCAGATAGTGGCGAAGAACAAAGGCGCTGCGCCGGGCACCCCGTCGCTGAATGTGACGCCAGACGCGCTTAAGGCGTTGATCGAGTTGAACAAAGGTAAGGGCACTCCCGCACCAATGGCTACACCAAGCGCCGCTCCGGCAGCGGGTGCATTGGGCAGTACGCCGAGCAGTGGTTATGTCATCCCCGCGAATGCGCCGCCGGATGCGTCCAGCCAGTATGGCCTGAACATGGGAATGTGACATGAACCTTGTCGAGCTGCGCCAAGCGCTGGGCGGCCTGCCGAATCTCACCGACGATGAGATCACGCAGGCCGTTGCCGCGTCCAATGGCATTACCCCCGACTCACCGCACTATGCGGCGATAGCCGACCAGTTCAAGGGCTACAACCGCACCTGGGGCCAGGCTCTTGGCGACACGGCCATCGCCGGCGGCCAGGCTGTGCTGGGCCTGGGCAAACTCGCCGGTGAGGTCGGTGGAGCTGTCATCCCTGGCGTGCATGCCTACGATAATCCCGTTACCAATTTCTTTGGTGGCCTATCCAACGACCTGGGCTCCATGGAATCCCAGGGACTGCAAAACCGGCAGGCTAGCGCAGACCGCAACATCCAGATCGCAGCACAACGCGCCAGGAATAGCGGGGCCAGCCGTGCTGGTCAGCTAGGAGCCGAGGCTAAGGCGCTCGTGCAGAACTACTGGGACAATCCCCAGCTGGCGCTGCAGGACGCCATCCCGCTTGGGGTTCAGTTCCTCGCTGCGGGTGGCGCCGGTAAGCTGGTTCAGGGTGGCGCGAAGCTGCTTGGGCTTGGGGATGGCGCCGCGCGCGTGGCGGGTACAGCAGCCGGTGTCGGTGGCTTTGCCAAGATGCAGGGTGCTGCAGTCGGCCAGGATACCTATGACCAGGCGCGGGCACACGGCGCTTCGGTAGACCAGGCGTCAGAAATGGCTGGGCGGGCGGACGCTAAGACTACGGCCGCAGCTGCGGCCCTGTCGTTCGTCCCTGGCGGGGCCACGATTGAGCGGTCGATGCTGGGTGGAGCGACGCTACCGGAGCGGTTCGGCTTGGGGCGTCTTGGCACGATAGCTCGCACGACCGCCACGGAATCGGTGGGGCAGGGCGCGAGCCAGGGCTATGGAACCTACGCCCGCAACCAGGAGCTTCAGCAAGTAAACCCCGGCCAAGACCTATGGCAAGGAGTTGGTGCCGCCGCGGCGCAGGGCGCACTGACCACCGCGCCCATGGCGTTGCACGCGAGCATGCGCACGAGGCCGCCCCGCACAGAGACAGGCGAGATTGATCTGACTGACTCCACGCCGAAGGCAACGCCCGACCTTGGCTCAGACATGAACGTGTCTGTGGCGCCCAACGGGGACACGGTGCGCTGGCCGAAGGATCTGGACACGCCCACGGCTGCCCGTGGCATGCAGCCTGCGGCACCTGGCGGCGCGGTGATGCCCGTGCCTGGGCTGAATGTACCCACTGCACAGCGTCGTGCCCAGATTGCCGGCCCGGTAGACCAGCGCGCGGCGATGGCAGCCAACGAGATGGGGCCACAAGCCCCTGGTCGGTTCGTCGGCCCGCAGTATGACCCGGCGTCTATGGTTGATCTTGCTGGTCAGCAGGTCAACCCAATGCAGACGACGCCTGCGACGATGGCGGATCTCTACCGGCCGGCCGAACCCGTACCTTTCACGGGGCTGGTGCCTGACGCTGCCGCACCCGCTGCACCGCCCGACTACACC